ATGCCTGGTTCAAGGCCAGGATGGGCCGTGCCACAGCATCATGCTTTTCGGATGTACTGGCCAAGGGTCAAGGTCTGACTCGCAAAAAGTATATGCTCAAGATCGTGACTGAACGACTGACCGGTAAGGTGGCTGAATCGTTCTCCAATGTTCATACGGACAGGGGGACAGAACAGGAGCCGTTCGCACGGATGGCATACGAGTCCTCGACCGGCAATCTGGTTGAGGAGGTTGGCTTCGTTCCCCACGAATTCATCATGGCTGGCTGTAGCCCTGACGGGTTGATTGGGGCAGATGGTGGGTGCGAGATCAAGTCGGTCCTTCCGCATATCCAGATCGAAACGATCCAGGCGGGAGGGTATCCATCAGGTCACCGGGCGCAAGTACAGGGGTGCCTGTGGTTGACCGGGAGGAAGTGGTTTGATTTCTGCTCATACTCTCCGGATCTGCCAAACAATCTGAGCCTATACGTTTACCGTGTCGAGCGAGATGAGGATTATATTAAGGCGCTGGAACTTGAGGTTATGGTATTTTTACGGGAAGCAGATCAGTTGTATTCAGAACTTTTTAACTGGGGGAAATGATGATTCTTGAGGAGATGTTCGCAGACTGCCCAAGGACCGTACACTGGGCGGTTGAGTACACCAGGGCCAGTCCGCTGCTGGTATGCGATAGCACCAGGCTTGACCTTGTATTCAACTACCCGGCTCAAATTGCGTATCTACAGCGAACATACCCTGGAAAGGTGGTGAGTAACTTTATTGATAGTGTAGAGGAGAAGCGAGGGCGCAAGAATATATTCTCTAAAAACGCCAAGGAGATGTCGGAGATGCTGGACAAGGGAGTTTCATTGATCCAGATCGCTGAATTTTTCAGCACGGTAAACCATACTTTGAGGTATTATTATTGCCGCAAGGTCATTGACGAGTACCGGTCCGACAACCATCTCCCGCCCAGGGTTCAGAGACCACGCAATGGCCCACAGAAGGAGTTTGTTAGGACCGAGCCAGTAAAGAGCAGAATGCCGGAGATCGAGTTTATGATGAGTAAGATCGATCCCAACACCGGCCAACTGTACCTGGCTCACCGCATATCAGTGTTGTTATGTATGAACCATGGAACAGTGGCATCTTGCGTACGTCAAATTAGAGCATCTAAAAAGGAGAGTAAAAATGGCATCAGTAAATAAATTCATCGGTATCGGCAACTTAACCAAAGACCCGGAAATACGCCACCTACCATCCGGAGAATCTGTAGCCAACTGCTCTATCGCATGTAACGAACAGTGGAAAAACAAGGCCGGAGAAAAACAGGAGCGTGTTGAATTTATCAACGTAACTTTCTACAGAAAGCTTGCTGAAGTTGCGGCCAATTATCTACGGAAGGGATCTAGTGTCTACATCGAGGGTAGACTCGAAACCAAGAAGTGGACCGACAAGGCCGGAGTTGAACGCTACACCACCGGGATCGTGGCGAGTGAGATGAAGATGCTGGGCAAGGCACCAGAGGCCGGAGAGCGCCAGGCGGCCCCAGAGGCGCATAACCGCCCGGTGAAGGTTCAAGCTGATACCGGGTGGCCAGACATAGATAGCGATGGAATTCCATTTTGAAGGAGAACAGAATGATTAAAAATAAATGGAGACACCGGTTCAGTCACCACGAGTGGTTGATGATTTGCATAGCCGCAACGCCAGTGATCGTGATTATGGGGATAGTCGGATATTTAATAGTGATGGTGATATGACTACGCGAGAAGAACTGGTAAAGGCGATGGATGATGCTATGGTTGCTTATTATGCTACCGACGATCTGTTAATGGATGCTATGGATGCTTATGATGCTGCTACTAATGCTCTGGCTGTGTACGACAAGGAGAACACATGAGTACAGGCGGTGCCGATACATGATAGTTAGCCTGACCCAAGAAGATTTGCTGATAATCAATTTTGTTGGTCGCAGCCGATCATTGATAGCTCGTGCCGCTAATGTAGTTGATGTAAAGCAAGGTGATCAAGATGGTGTTGATTCTGATGTAATGGGATTTGCTGCTGAGTATGCGTTCGCTAAACATCAAAATCTATTCCCGGATTTTGGTTTATCCCCTAGAAGTGGAACAGCAGACGGGGTTATTGGGAAGTTTAAATATGACGTTAAGTCTACTCATTTACCCAATGGTAGACTTCTTTGTACATTAAAAGAAAACTCATCTATCGATATATATATTCTGGCAATTGTATCAAGCCGCTCAGTTAACTTCCCAGGATGGGTCTATTCAAGCGAGTTAAGAAAAGACGAGAACATTAAAGATCTTGGGCGTGGCAATGGATATGTGATGGATCAATCTAAACTTAGACGTTTCAAGGAGGATTCTCATGACTGAACTTCTTATCTGGCTGACCCTGGTGACGTTCTACGAATCCAGAGGTGAGCCTGAGCCTTGTCAGGTCAAGGTAGCGCAGGTGACATTGAACCGCATGGGTCCGGATGGCGATATAGCCAAGGTGGTCCTGGCCCCGGCGCAGTTCTCGTGGGTGCCGGAGAAGATGAATGGAGGAGTTCTTAAATCTGAGTATCGGCCCAACGTGAAGAGTAAAGAGTGGCTACAGGCAGAGCGATCAGCCAGGATTGCTATCTACGGTAATGGAGTTTTCGAGGCTACGCACTTCCATGCAACGTGGATTGAGAAGCCTAAAAGCTGGAGTAAGTTGAAGCTGGTTACAATCTGCGGTCAACACGCATTTTATAAATAAGCCAAGGCGGTTATCTATCGAGAATCAAACGGGTTTCCCGACCGCGACCCCGCAAGACATTTTCGGCATGTCTGCACCCGCCCCGACTTAACTTGTGACAATCAAAGTAAAAAACCTCTTGATTGCATGAACTTTATTGGGTCTTTTGCACGCTTCTGGCTGTTACACTGTTGACGTAGCAATTGGATATTCCAGTCCTCATTGGCTCCACCTAGATAAATTGGCGTTATATGGTCAAGATGAAAGTTAGTACCTAGAGGCTTGTTGCAACAAGGACATTTGCCTTTCTGTAGTTTGAAAAGCCTTTCTGATAATCCTTTAGATAATTTACCACCATTGGCGCGCACTAATGCTCGTCTGTTGTGGCTATATATTCTCCAGAGTTCTGGATTGGACTTGTACCATGTATCGTTCTTGGCCTTATATTTTTCAGGATTTGCGGAACGGTCTGCCGAACTCCATTTAGCGTTGTCTGTCTTAACCTTCTCTATGTTGTTTGATCTCCATGCAATAACACTGACTTTTGCACACGGCTTGCAGTCTCCGCTCTTGTATCGCTCCGTCTTGATTTTGCACTTTGGACACAATCTAATCATTTCGATACTCCCTAACAATAATTGATGATGTCGGTAATTCCCTAGTTAGGGTAAGGAAAAGCCTTCGAAAGCCTGTCCCGACAACATCATTGTATCATATTAACTTTATACCTATCTATATCTCAAAACAGGTATAAATCAGTATGTTTATAGGATCTTACAGGGGTCAACTACCTAACTAGTGACTGCTCTCTGACCCATTCTTGGAGGGAGGAGAGGGTGGTAGAGTTTTCGTGGCAGATACCGTAATTCCTGACGAGTGTTTCGGCAACATCTTGAGTTGCAACGGGGGTCTCATCAACAGTTCCGGTGGAGTTGCTGGGGTCAGATTTGATGGTGAGATCGTGGAGCATCCGGAAAGACCCAGACAGATAAGTAGAATCATCTTTAACATAGACTTTCACCTCCTTGATTATTTCCTGAGTCCTACCCTGTACAATTTTTATACGATCAACGTATTTTGTGGTGACTGAGTCTGATATCTGAGACTGTTTTGCACTTACCTCAAGGCTATGGCGCTGCGAGTCGATTAACGCCTCCTGGCACGACGATATTCCTAAACGGTTACCAACGTATAGGCCGGATGAAAATAACGCAATGACGAGCGTTAGAGCGATTGATATTTTGGCTGCGATTGGAATTAGGAACGGCATTATGGTTTGAAGGTTCTTCTCGATGAAGGCGGTTTTCGGGTACTTAAATGACACCATCCAAGGGTAGACTCTGGTGCCTCGCGATACAAATCAAACTTAGTTAGTATCTCATCTGTCAGGTAGTCATCTAATTTGTTTTGAGGGTCGTAGATATCCACGGCCAAGGCCTGTTTGTGGGCAGAGTTAGGGCTTCCTGTTTTGGATGACCGCAATCTGAATCCACCATCGCCATCCTTGTTTCCAGAGATCAGGCACCCAGTCTTTGGGCTGACTCGTAATACGTTACCCTTGGTGACATAGTCTGCGAGTAACCGATTAACTTTGTACAGAAGGTCAAGACCATTGAGACTTATGGCCGGAGTTACTTCCGCAGTCTTGGTATTGA